CTTCCCAGTTACGGCTGAAGGTCGTGGTTCAAGTGTTGAAGTTCTTCCTGGTGGACAGAATCTTGGCGAAATTGATGACTTGAAATACTTCAATAACAGACTAGCACGTGGTTTGCGTGTACCAAGTTCATATTTGCCAACTGGCCCTGATGATAATACAACCCCATTAAGTGATGGTCGTGTTGGTACAGCAATGATTCAAGAGTTTCGTTTCAATCAATATTGCGAACGTTTGCAGAACTATATTGCATTAAAACTTGACGAAGAATTCAAACTGTTCCTACGTTGGAGAGGCTTCAACATTGATACCGGATTGTTCAACTTAGCATTCAATCCACCTCAAAACTTTGCGGCTTATCGCCAAAGTGAATTAGATAATGCACGTGTATCAGTATTTTCTTCAATGGAAGCATTCCCTTATATTTCAAAACGTTTTGCATTAGAACGTTTCTTAGGTCTAACAGAAGAAGAAATCAAAAAGAACGAGCAACTTTGGGAAGAAGAGAACAAGAAGGAAGTCAATGTTGACCCAACTGGTTCTGATCTACGTAACATTGGTGTTTCAACCGGTGACTTTGAAGCAGATCAATCAACTGCGGATGAGGTTGAACAGGGTGAACAAGAAGGAGAAGAAGCCGCAGGTCTTGAAACTGCCGGGCCTATCGCAAATGACGTAGCCGCTCAACAATCTACTATGGGCGGAGGCGCACCTGCACCAACAGGCGGTGGTTTCTAATATAACGTAATGCTAAGTTTTCTCAAGTTTTTATTGATTTGGATATCTGAAAACTTAGCAATTCCATTTTGGGTAGTGGGACATATTCATTTGAGTATGCATAACATATGGTATGAAGATTTGCACATCATATTAATGTCATTGGGAATGAATATTATTGTTGCAATCGGTTTTTTCTTAGACTACCATGACTATAAACTAAACAAAGATAAATAAAAATATGAAATTATACGAGATGTTTGATCCACCCGTTCAGGGAATGCAGGATGTTAATGCTGATAACAGCAAACCTGTATGGCGTACCTCTCGTAAAACTAAACTTACTTTGAAGCAAATTCGTAAGTTAAGACGTATGTTAGACGTAAGAAATTACGAAAAGAAAAAATATCTTAACAAAGTACGTGAACAATATGGTGCTAAACCAGCCGATGATTCAGGCGCACCTTCAGTATAAAAGCATATTCCTACCAAAAACGCAAAAAAATAGCACTTAATACACTGTTTTGGTGTATACGGTGTAAATATGTGTACAAAGCCATTTCTAATCAGGAGAATCAACATGGACAACAAGAAATACGAAACACTTATCAACCTCATCATTAATGAGGATGAAGCGCAAGCCCGCGAATTGTTCCACGATATCGTGGTCGAAAAATCACGTGAAATCTATGAGTCAATCATGGAAGAAGAAATGATGGACGATGAAGGCATGGGCGGTCAAGTAGGTGACTTACTCGACGAAATCAACGCAGAAGAATCAGGCGTTACTGAGGAAGACGAATCAGACGTAGAGTTTGATGACGAAGCCGAAGAAGATGGAGAAGACCTAACTCATGACATGGAAATGGATAATGATGATGGTGAAGATTCTGAAGAAGTTGAAGATGCAGTCATTAGAATTGAAGACAAACTTGACCAGTTGATGGCTGAGTTTGAAGAAATCATGGGCGGTGGCGCAGCCGACGCTGATATGGGCGATGAAGGCGACGAAATGGTTGACTTTGAAGCCGGTTCAGAAGAAGAAGTTATGGAAGCAATCCAGTTACAAAAAGTATCTGTGACACATGGCGATAACGGCGTGCAAACAAAGAGCCCAGTAGCCGCAAATTCTGGCAAAGCAGGCATGGACAGCAAGCCAGTTAACTTTGGCAGTGCCGACGAAAAAGGTCGCACAGCCCCAACTGCGAAAGATGTAGAAGGCGCATCTAAGTTTAAGAACGCCCCAGGACATAAGACGCAAGATTTGTCAAGTGCACCAAAGCCCGTTACAAAAGACGGGTCAGCATACGACAAGAGTCCAGTAGCAAAGTAAGGTCTGAGACAAATGGCTTTGTACCTCAGAGAAAATTTGACATTCGACCGCGCTAATATCGTGGTCGAATCCTCAGGTGAAGGCTCATTAAAGTCCCTTTATATGAAGGGTATTTTCATTCAGGGTGGAGTAAAAAACGCCAATGAACGTGTTTATCCCGTTAATGAAATTGAAAGTGCTGTCGATACTTTAAACAAGCAAATTACAGAAGGCTACTCAGTTTTAGGTGAAGTAGATCACCCGGATGATTTAAAAATTAATTTGGACCGTGTATCACATATGATTACTAGTATGTGGATGGACGGTCCAAATGGTTATGGAAAACTAAAAATTCTTCCAACTCCAATGGGGCAGTTAGTAACTACCATGTTGGACAGTGGAGTCAAACTAGGTGTATCTAGTCGTGGATCAGGTAATGTAAACGATTTAGATGGCCGCGTCAGTGATTTTGAAATTATCACTGTAGATATTGTCGCACAACCTAGCGCACCAAACGCTTATCCAAAGGCGATCTATGAAGGCATGATGAACATGCGTCATGGAAATAAGTTAATGGATATTGCTAAGGAAGCAAGAGGCGACAAAAAAGTAGAGAAGTTTTTGAAAGAGGAAGTAATGCGCCTCATCAAAGACCTCAAATTATAAAAAGGGGATATCAGCATGTTTGATGCTATCAAGCCATTACTTGAAAGTGGATTAATCAGCGAAGATATCGGGACTCAATTAAATGAAGCCTGGGAATCTAAGTTGAACGAAGCAAAAAATCAAGTACGTGCAGAATTACACGAAGAATTCGCACAACGTTACGAGCATGATCGTAGTGTAATGGTAGAAGCCCTCGATAAGATGATGACAGACAGTCTTTCAGAAGAAATTTCAGAATTTCGCAATGAAAGACAAGCAATGAACGAAGACCGCGTAAAAGCAAAACTCAAGTTACAAGAAAATGCAACTAAATTCAATGATTTCATGGTTACTAAACTAGCCGAAGAAATTCGTGAACTACGCACTGATCGTAAACTTCAGATGGAAAATCAGAAGAAACTTGAAAAGTTTGTGACACATGCACTAGCCCGCGAAATTAAAGAATTCGCAGTGGATAGACAAGCAGTTGTTGAAGCAAAGGTCAAGTTGGTTGCTGAAGGTCGCAAGCAATTAGAAACACTTAAAAGCAAGTTTGTTGCTGAAAGTGCTAAAAGAGTTAGCAACATTGTCGAAACACATCTTAAGGGTGAACTATCAACACTTAAGGAAGACATTACATCTGCTAGAGAAAACAACTTTGGACGTAAATTGTTCGAAGCATTCGCAAGCGAATTCTCAGTTACTCATTTAAATGAGAAGGCTGAAACTCGTAAGTTAATGCAAGCACTTGCTGCCAAAGATGTAAAACTAGCCGAATCTGCTAAGGTAATTGCGCAAGCAACTAAATTAGTGGAATCAAAAGAACGTGAAGTTCGCATTATTAAAGAGTCAACTCAACGTGAAAAGGCACTAGATGATCTATTATCTAACCTTAACACAGAGAAAGCCGTAGTAATGAGAAGTTTACTAGAAAGCGTTCAGACAACAAAGTTGAAGAACGCATTCGACAAGTATTTACCTGCTGTTCTTAATACCGGATCAGAAACAAAGGCCACAAAGCCTGCGTTAACTGAATCTGTTATTGTAGAAGCAACCGGTAATAAAACTGCCAAGAATTACAAAGAAGTTGATTTGAGTGAACGTGATAACGTCATTGATATCAAGCGCCTGGCAGGGCTTTAATTAGACATAGTTTAGGAGAATATAAATGTCAAAAGTATTATTAGAAAGCCGTTGGGACGAAACTAAAGACGCCCTGCTAGAAGGCTTAAAAGGAACTCGTCGTTCAACAATGGGTGTTATTTTAGAAAACACCAAGAAGCAGTTGCTTGCTGAATCTTCAGCCGGTACTACAACTGCAGGTAACATCGCAACTCTTAACCGCGTAATTCTACCGGTTATTCGTCGTGTTATGCCAACTGTTATCGCTAACGAACTCGTTGGTGTTCAGCCAATGACAGGCCCAGTTGGTCAGATTCACACATTGCGTGTACGTTACGCTCAGTCATTGACTGACAACTCAGCAGCCGCTACATCTGTAACTGCTGGTGAAGAAGCACTCTCACCATTCAAGATTGCACAGGCATACTCACGTGTTAAGAACGATGCTACATCTAGTTCTTACTACACTGGTGCTGACACAGCAACTCTTGAAGGTAACGGTGGTAAGCAGATTTCTGTGCAGATTCTACGTCAGGCTGTTGAAGCCAAATCACGTAAGTTGCAAGCACGTTGGACATTTGAAGCCGCGCAAGACGCACAGTCACAGCACGGTATCGATGTTGAATCAGAAATTATGGCCGCTTTAGCACAAGAAATTACTGCTGAAATCGACCAAGAAATCTTGCTTTCATTGCGCACTCTAGCGTCAACTGAATTCACATACAACCAGGCTACTGTATCAGGTACTGCTACATACGTTGGTGACGAACATGCTGCCTTAGCAGTTCTAATCAATCGTGTTGCTAACTTGATTGCACAGCGCACTCGTCGTGGTGCTGGTAACTGGGCTGTTGTTTCTTCAGCCGCATTGACTGTTCTACAGTCTGCAACAACATCTGCATTCGCACGTACTACAGAAGGTACATTCGAAGCACCAACTAACACTAAGTTCGTAGGTACTTTGAACGGCGCAATGCGTGTGTTCGTTGACTCATATGCTCCTGACACTCAGCCAGTATTGGTTGGTTATAAGGGTTCATCTGAAACTGACGCGGCAGCGTTCTATTGCCCATACATTCCATTGATGAGCAGTGGCGTTGTTCTAGATCCATCAACATTCGAACCAGTCGTATCATTCATGACACGTTATGGTTACATCGAATTAACAAACACTGCGTCATCATTCGGTAACGCGGCTGATTACGTTGGTGAAATCGCTGTTCAGAACTTGACATTCCAATAAGAAAAACTTTCTCAGGGATGGGAAGTGGGAAAAGGCTCTTCGGAGCCTTTTCTTTTGGCTATGCGATTCGGGTATCACCGTCTACTGTTGCATTTAAAATAGATTTCTTACCAGTACGCAACTTCTTATTATGTATTCTAGCACAGTTGGCGCACAATGTCAACAAGTTTCTTTTTATCTTATTGTTTTTATTTCCATCTCTATACACTAAATCTAGTTGACATTTATCTTCTGGTAAAAAGTCACATTTCTCACAACTTACTTTTTTGTGCTGTAGATGTTTAAATCTATTATTATAAATTGCCTTCGCACAATCAACACAATAGCGATGCCATTTTTGAAAGCCATGTTTACTCTTGCCATTTGGTTTAGCAAGAGCAAAGTCACAATGACTGCATATAGGTCTTGATGGCTGAGTAGTAAGCATCTTGTATTTATAAAAAAGCACTCCTAGGTTCTTTTTTCTGCATCTTTAATAAAGATATATTGATAAATAATTAATAAGATATAATGGAACCTATACAATATGGCCGCAGAACCGTTTAACTCTCTAGGTGGATACTCAGTTGGTATACCATCAGTAGCAGTCGTTGACTCTAATGGTAACGTAATTACCAACGTATTAACTAGTGGAAACGTTGCCGCTAATACAGTCTATGCCTCATATTACAAATATGCAAATGGACAACCTTTTGAGGGTGGCGGCAATCCAGGTGGTGCAAGTGGTACATTACAGTTTAACAATGCAGGTACACTAGGTGGTGTACCAAATACTTCTTGGAATGGAAATCTATTAACATTAGGTGACATTAGTAACGTAAGTATTTTAGGCGGCACCGCTGGATACTTTTTACAAACAGATGGCAATGGTGTATTAAATTGGGCGGCAGGAGGAGGTGGCGGTAATGGTTCACCTGGCGGCTCTAACTCATTTGTTCAATATAATGACAATGGTACATTTGGTGGCGATGCAGGGTTCACTTACAATGAATCGACTAATTCACTTAATGTAGGAAATGTAACTGTAGCATCAAACATTAGTGCTAGTAATGGTAACATCAGTGGTGTATTGAGTGTTACTGGTAATATCTCTGCTAACTATTTTATTGGTAATGGTAGTCAATTAACAGGTATTACTTCTAGTGTAGCAAATACAGTTAGTGACAATGCTCAACCTAATATCACAAGTGTAGGTACACTCACTTCACTTGAAGTAACAGGTGATATTTTAAATTATGCCAATATTACTTCTTCTGGTAATATTATCGGTGGTAATATTACTGTATCTAGAACAGTTTCAGCATCAGCAGGTTCGTTCACTAGTAATGTAACTGTTGGTGGTAATCTTACTGTAAATGCCGCAGGTAATTTACGTTCAACGGGCAATGTAAACTTCTCTGGTGCACCTAATATCAATTTAGGAACATTGTCTAACATTCGCATCAGTGGCGGTGTTAATGGTTATGTACTTTCAACTGACGGTACAGGTAATTTAACATGGACAGCCGGAGGCGGTGGTGGTGGTAATGGTGTACCGGGTGGTTCTAATACACAGATTCAGTATAACGATTCTGGAGACTTTGGTGGTAGCCCATTCTTAACCTTTAATGAAGTAACTAATACATTTAACATTGCCGGAAACTTGATCGCAAACTCAATTGAAATTGGATCAGGTGTTTATAAGTTTTCCCGCTCTAATGTATATTTTGCTACTAGTGCTACTACTGCTAACACACCACTAATTTCGTTAGTAGCCAACACAGTATCATCAGTTGATTATACTGTTATTGGAACCGATCCAACGTCAGGATATAGACAAGTAAGTAAGTTGTCAGCCGTAATGTATGACACAACTTGCAATTACAACGAGTACAGTACGTTGAATGTTAACGGATTTGTTGGTAATTTTACAGTTGGATTCGATCCAGGTAATATTATTTCAGCACCGACAATTACATTATATGTTACTCCAACAAGCACTAACTTATCTACATACAAAGTGCAGATGACAGTGTACGAAGAATGATTTTAGATAAATACAAATAAGAAATAGGAATTAGATATGGCACTTAAACCACTAAACTCAGTAGGCGGATTCTCAGTAGGAGAATCACCCAGTAACGTAATTTATCCAAATGGAGACTTCTCTGGTAATAAAGCGAACTTCTCTGGAAACATTGCAGCCTTAGGTTTACTTACCAACAATCTATACTACGCAAATGGTACACCTTGGGACTTGCAAGAAGCCGCGGGTGCAAACGGTTACGTTCAGTTTAATGATAACAACAACTTTGCCGCAAGTGCAAACTTCACGTTTGATTCCTCTAACAATATTTTAACTGTTACTGGCAACGCCAATGTCACTAACACACTATTCACTAATAATGCTAATATCGTTGCTAATCTACTTTCAGGTAATGCTAATCTTGGTAATCTAGCAACTGCTAACTTTGTCAATGTTGCAAGTAATGTTACAAGTAGCAACTTAACAGTTAACCTAGAACTTGCTGGTAACACAGCAAACTTTAGTGGTAACATCACTGCCTTAAATGCTAATCTTGGAAATCTAGCAAGTGCTAACTTTGTAAACGTATCATCAAATGTCAACGTTACTAACACGATGCAAGCAGGCAATGTACGTACAGACAATCTATTATATGCTAACGGCAATCCGTGGGACTTACAAGAAGCAGCCGGCTCAAATACTGAAATTCAATATAACTTAGGTGATAATTTTGCAGCCAGTGCAAACTTTACATTCAATGATACAACAAACGTATTGACTGTAAATGGTAATGCTAATGTTACAAACACATTATTGACACCAAATATCAACAGCGGTACTGGTAACCTAACACTAACATCAAACGGCTTCAGTACTGTTTATGATAATACAGGTAACGTCACATTCCCAACCGGTGGCTATGTAACAGCAGGTACATTCGTAGGTAACGTACAAGCCAATATTACTATCCTAGCACCTAATACTTCATTATTATTCTCAGATAGTGGTCTAGTTGATGGTAGCAATGCATTCACATTCAACAAAACATCAAATAGTGTTATACTAACTGGTAACATACAAGTTGATAATGCAAATCTTGGTAATCTTGCTTATGCAAATTACATCAATGTTGCAAGCAACTTAATATCAAACAACGTAAACGTAAATGCGGCACTTAGTGGTAACACTGCTAACTTCAGCGGCAATGTTGTAGTACCAAACCTAACTGTAAATCTACAACTTGATGGTAATACTGCTAATTTTACAGGTAACATCACTGCTCTAAATGCAAGTTTAGGTAACTTAGCAACTGCTAATTATGTAAATGTTGCTAATGATTTAAATGGTAACATTGCAAACTTTACTGGTAACCTAACATCACTAAATGCAAGTTTAGGTAACTTAGCAACTGCTAATTATGTAAACGTTGCTAATGATTTAAACGGTAACATTGCAAACTTTACTGGTAACCTAACATCACTAAACGCTAATTTAGGTAATTTGGCTCTTGCAAACTATGTAAACGTTGCTAACGATCTAAACGTTATTGGAAATGTCAATGCAGGTAACTTAGTTGGTACATTGGCAAATGGTACTAGTAATGTAAGAATATTCCAAGATGCTAACATTGAATTCAGTTCAAATACTATATCTAATATTGTAACAATATCTAATACTGGATTATTCACATCAGGTAATATTCATACAACAGCAGGTTACATCATAGCAAATGGTAACGTAACTGCAAACAGTTTCTTAGTTGGTGCAAATCTTGCAGTAACAGGTGAAGCAAACGTAGGTAGTTTACTAACTTCAAACATTACAGCAAATGGTAATCTAACGATTACTGCATCTGGTTCAAATGTCAATATCAATCTTGTTCCAGGCGGTCCTAATGGCGTAATCGATGCATCATTAGCACGTATTACACAAGTTGCTGATCCTACACAACCACGTGATGCGGCAACAAAAGAATATGTTGATAACATCAGTCAAGGTCTATACATTCACCCAGCGGCAAATGTTACTAGTACTACTAACTTAACTGCTAGTTATTTAAACGGTGGTACTGTACTATCAGTATCTACGATTACTGGTGGCAAAACTATTACATTCAGTACAAATCACGGATTGTCAGTAGATAATGACATTGAATTTACAAATTCATTCAATGGTATTATTGCTGGTGAGGGATACTATGTATTCAGTGTACCGGCTGCAAATCAGATTACTATTAAAGATGGTTACTTTGGTGCAGAAGTTACAACACTAACAAATGCTACAGGTTTGACAGAGCCAGCATTGGCTGAAGGTGGTGTAGGTGCTACTCTTACAAACGCAGGTGCACAGGCAGCATTAACTGTCGATGGCATTTTAATGACAGTTGGGGCAAGAGTTCTTGTTCAAGGTCAAACTAATCAAGCAGAAAATGGTATCTATAGTGTAACAACTGTCGGTACAGGTGCTACTAACTGGGTGCTTACACGTGCAACTGATGGCAATTCATACGCTCCTAAAAGCGACACACAGTTGGGCGCAGGATCATACTTCTTTGTCATGCAGGGTTCGCAATATGCAGGATCATCTTACGTATTAACATCTCCTCCCGGAGAAATAAGTTTTGGCACTTCAAACATATTATTCAGTCAGTTTAGTGCAGCCGGATCATATAGTGCAGGTAATGGTATTGCTATTACAGGTACTACTATTAGTGCTAATGTTGATGGCGTAACAACTGATATTGTCAGTGGTAACATTGTTGTTAAAACTGGTGCAAATCTTACAACACCAAACATTGGTGATGCAACATTTAGCAGTCTAACTTGGAATACACTAAGCAACGGCAACGTTACTGCAAACAACTTGAGCATTAGTAGTATTGCTAATATCACACTCGACCTAACAGTTGGTGGCAATATTCAGGCTAATGGTACTATCAGTTCAAATGCTAACGTAAGTGGATTGAATTTAACTACATCAGGTAATGTTCAAGCAACTGGTAACGTACTAGCAAACAATGTCAATGCAAACACATTGATCGTTGTACCAACTGCTAACATCTCAAATATCGTCAATGCAGGTAATGCTAATATTACTTTTGAATTAGCAGGTAACACAGCAAACTTCTCAGGTAATGTTGTCGCACTAAACACTAATGCCGGTAACTTATTAACTGCAAACTTTGCAAATATTGCAAGTAACGTTATAACAAGTAACTTAACTGTTAACTTAGAACTTGCAGGTAATACTGCAAACTTCACAGGCAATGTTATTTTAAGTGGTTCAAATGTCACTGTTAACAATCATCTATCAGGAAATGTTGCAAACTTCAGTGGTAACTTAACATCACTAAATGCTAACTTAGGCAACTTAGCAACAGCAAACTTCTTTACTGGTACCTTAATTAACGGTACAAGTAATATTGCTATACCATCAGCAAATGGTAATATTAATTTCACTGCAGGTAGCAACACATCATTAGTTGTAACTGCAACTGGTGCAAACATTACAGGTGATTTAGGTGTAACTGGTAACTTTAATGTAAACAATCTAGTTGCTAATACTTTAACTGCAAACAATTCTGTAGAAATTGGGAACACTGACATTGGTTGGGGAACAGTAACAACCTCATCAATTTCTGCTAATCAAACTATTGCTCAATTCGCAGTTGCCGGAGTAACTGGTGTAGAATTTTTGGTCAAAGGCATAGATGCATCAGGATCTAAATATTCAATGGCTACTGTTACTTCAGTGACGGATGGTTCTCAAGCAGATTATGTTACTTTTGCTACAGCAATACTGGGAGGATCAACCGGATCGTTAGTAGTAAATGTCACTGGTGGAAACTTAGCCTTGCAAGTAACTCCTGCAAGTAGTAATTCAACAGTATGGACAGCACAATATAGGACTATTTAAAAATGGCACTGAGGCCCTTTAATTCAATACAGGGTTTCTCCGTTGGATCAGACCCTCAGATTGCAGTCATAGATGCTACTGGCAATGTAACTGCTACAAATCTGTCAGTCTCTGGAGTATCTAACTTGGGTCCTGTCGGTAATGTTACTATTACCGGCGGTTCTAACGGGCAAGCCCTTGTCACTGATGGGTCAGGTGTATTAAGTTTCCAAACGATTGAAACTACTAGTAATCGTGCCGCACCGATGCCATACAACATCCCGGTCGGCGAATCATACATTGTTGACGAAAACTTTCAAGGTTTATTTTCTTATCCGATTACGATTGACGGTACTTTAGAAGTAGACGGTATACTAATTGAAGTTGGTCTATCTACTGATTCAGAATCTGGTCAGATTTATTTTGATGTAAATGGAATCCCAACAGGTAATGTTGGATTTACATTCGATAGTAATACTGGTAATTTTGCTGTACCAGGTAATAGTACATTTAGTGGTACAGTTTTACCTAACGCAAATATTACCCATGACTTAGGTAGTGCAACAAAACGCTGGAAAGACTTATATCTTTCTAATAGCACAATCTATATTGGTGACAGTAGTATTAGCGCAACAGACGGCAACATTCTACTGTCTAGTGCCGACGGAGCAGTATTTGAAGTTACGGGTAATGCAAATGTAACAAACATTGTAAATGGTAATAGTAATATATCCGTAAATATTAATGGCAATATAACAACAAGCGTTGCTGGTATTGCCAATGTAATGGTAGTAAGTAATGTCGGTACAACAGTAACCGGTAACATTGTAACTACTGGAATTAAAACTGACAACTATTATTATGCAAACGGACAAGCGTTTGATCCTGCAGGTAACCCCGGCGGAAACGCTAATACTATTCAATATAACTCAAACGGATCTTTTGACGGTAGTAATAGTTTTACATTTGATTCTGCTAACTCAGTATTGACATTAAGCGGAAATCTATTAGTAACTAACGTTTCTAACGCCAACACAGTAACCGCAAACTATCTAATCTCTTCATTAGGCTGTGTTACTTTGGGTACAGGTCTAATTGGGGTGCAGGGAAATGCAGCCGGCATTTTTAGTTCTACTATAACAGATATTAATTTAGGTCTAGCAGCCAATGTAACTATTGGTTCTACTACAGGAAATGTCACTGCTAGAGGCAATTTTATTGCTAATAATGTCAGTACTACCGGAACAGTAACCGCAGAATTTGTCAGAGTTAGTGATCTTTATAGCAAACGTCCCCCAATTGCTGTGACAACTAATACAGTAGTTGATAGTTTTGTAACTACGGAATATAGATCAGCCAAATATACAATTAAAGCAAGTAATGACATAGGATATCAAGCCTTAGAAGTACTTTTAGTACATGATAACATAAATAGTATTATAGCAGTATACGGTAGTCTTTCAACAATCGGGACCGATATCATTACTTTATCCACTGCAATAAACAGCGGTAATGTAGAGTTGAAGGCAACTGGATTAAGCGCAAATACAACTGTTAATTTAATGGGTACATATGTACCCGACTAACATGAAGATTTAACAATAGGATAAAAGAGATGAGTATAAAAAATTTCGTAGTTAAAAACGGATTAACAGTAGGTAACGTCACTATTGATGCCGCTACCGGTAATCTAGTATCAATTAATGCTAATCTTGGTAACTTAGCAATTGCTAACTTTTTCCAAGGTGACGGCAGCCGATTATCAAACATAAGTGGCGCCAATATCACTGGCAACATCAGTGGAAATATTAGTAATGCTAATTACGCTTCCTTTGCAGGAGATGTAGTTAATTCTGCTCAACCCAATATCACTAGTTTAGGTAACCTATCATCTCTTACTGTTACTGGAAATATTGCGGCTAACGGATTACTCACTAACAATCTTTACTATGCAAACGGCAGTCCGTGGGACTTGCAAGAGGCAGCGGGTGCTAATAATCAAATTCAGTACAATGTAAACAATAATTTTGCCGCAAGTGCTAATTTTACATTCAATCCATCTACTAATGTTTTAACTGTAACAGGCAATATCGCAGGTGATAATGTAAATGCAGGCAATCTACTAACTGCAAACTTTGTTTCAGGTACACTAACAACATCTGCTCAACCAAACATTACTTCTACTGGTACACTAACCTCACTTGCTGTAACAGGTAACGTAACAACAGGTAACGTAAGCGGAACTACTGGTGCATTCACTGATGTAAGTGGTAATGGCTCTGCACTAACTGCACTTACTGGTGCCAATGTTACTGGACAAGTGGGTAATGCGTTAGTTGCTGGTACAGTTTATACTGCGGCTCAACCAAATATTACTAGTGTAGGTACACTATCATCACTTGATGTTACGGGCAATATCGTTTCAGGTGCAAACGTTGTAACTGATTTGATCGTTGGTAAAACAACAAGTGTCTCAATTACTGCAACTGGTGCAAATAGCAATATCTTCTTGAAACCAACTGGTACAGGTACCGTTGATGTTTGGGGCAAGGTCATTTCAAATGTTGCAACTCCTGTTGCAAGCACAGATGCGGCAACTAAACAATATGTTGACGAGGTTGCACAAGGGTTGTCACCCAAAGGCAGTGTAGTAGTGGCATCATACGTGGCATTGCCAGCGTATACTTATAATAACGGTACAGACGGCGTTGGTGCTACAATTACTGCTAGTGCAAATGGCGCATTGACATTAGATGGTGTGCAACCAACAGTCGGCGCAAGAGTATTAATTAAGAACGAAACAGCAGGTAATGCGCCAGTCAACGGTGTATATGTTGTTACTACTAACAATGCGGGCGCACCGTTTGTATTGACACGTGCTATTGACATGAATGTTGGCACAGAGTTTCCAGGTGCATTTGTCTTTATTGAAACCGGTACAGTGCAAGCAGATACTGGTTGGGTATGTACTTCAGACTCTCCTATCACTGTTGGTACTACCGCAATTGTATTCACACAGTTCTCTGGTGCAGGTGAATACACCGCAGGAACAGGTTTAACATTAACTGGTACTCAGTTTAGTATTACTAATACTGCTGTTACGGCAGGTGCATACGGCAATGGCGACTATAATGCTACATTCACAGTCAATCAACAAGGTCAGTTAACAGCGGCTGCTAACGTAGCAATTACTGCTAATGCAGCCAACTTGACAGGTACAACATTATCATCAACTGTTCTAAATTCAAGTTTAACAAGTGTTGGTACACTAACTGCACTTGCTGTAACAGGTAACGTAAGTGCAGGTAACGTAAGTGCAACTAGTGTTACTGGAACACTAACAACAGCCGCACAACCTAACATTACGTCAGTTGGTACACTAACATCACTTGATGT